TTTCCCGTGCGAACTTATCCTCTTCAGGGCCAAGCCTTGCAAGGAACGCCTTGCCGATAATCTGCCGGGCCTCAGGTGTATGAAGGGACTTGAGAGACTTCTCCGGCATAGGCTCTGGAGCGGGCAGGACGGGTTCGGGAATATCAGAAGACATGATAGGCGTCAGCATAGCGGAACCCCACCATGCATCTCCCCAGGGGACGGGTTTCAGGCCGTCCCGCTCACGAACCTCGTTGATGGTCAAAGCGCCGATCCTTGTCTTGACCTCATCGATCTGCGCCCGCTGCAGCTTGTCCTCCTGCAGCGCGTCGACCTTCGACCAGTCCCAACCGAACGCGCCCCGGATCCCGAGCAGGGGAAGAACAAAGCGGGTAATACGATCTGCAAGCCTGTTGCACCGCGGCTGAACGGAGGTCTGGTAGAACATGCGCTCCTGCGTCTTGGAGTTGGCGTAATCGACCGATTCCGTATCCATGAGGTAGATCGCGGGAACCCCGAACGCAGAGGCTATCATCTGACGGGTGATCTTCGACACATCGAGCGCCGAGAAGTCGTTGGGAGATACCCCGATCTTCTGCCAGGTAAGACCCCTGCCGAAGACCCCTATGGCCCCGCTGTTGGCATGACCCCCGTACTTCTCGCGGAAAGCATCTTTGATTGCTTGGACCTCGTTCTCGCTCAAGTCCTGATCCGTTCCCAGAATGCCCGAGAGAAGCCCGCCGTTGGCAAGGATGTTGTTCATCAGTTCGATAGCCGATTCCTCGAGGTTCACGGCGTCGATGCAAGAGGTGATGTCCGCAAGCCCCGTAGGCGTGTTCTGGTAGTTCCAGTTCGGAAGGGTCACGAGGTTCTCGCGCGGGAGGTTCACGGGGTGTTGGAAGTCATAGATGAGATCCCCATTCGTGCCTTGTTTCACGCGGACTTGATCCGCGTCGATGAGGGTGATCCGCCCCAACTCGGCATACCACACGGCAAACCCGTGCAGGGCTTGCCATGCGATGGTCTTCTCCAGCAGCTCCGTGAAAGTGAGGATGGAGCTCGTCTGCTCGATCTTCCGGACCGCCCCTTCATCGGCCTTCCCGTTCACCGTGACCGTCCACGGCACATCGGCGCACGTCTGGGAGAGGATCCTCACCGCCCGAGACACCCACGGGGAATCGGTGATCGCCTGAGAAAACGATGTGATCTTGGCCCCCGTCCCGAACATCTGTTGGATGATGACCGAGAGAGCGTCGTCTGCGTCGAATGCCTTTTTTCTGACCTTAGTAAATGGCCACATCATGCCCCCCTAAGCGCACAAGAAGCGGCGGAACACGTGTGCGAACGCACCGGATGCCGCGTCGACCTGGTCATCATGGTCTCCCTGCGGAAAGGCCGTCAATTCGTCAAGGAACGGCTCGTTCCACGCGCCCCGCACAAGGAACACATTGCCTGCTTCCGCTGATGCAGAGAGTGGACGCGCCCGCTCGATCTTCGATCCCGTTTTCCTGTCAGGCCGGAAGTCGAAGCCAGCGAGGACAGTTCTCCGATAATGGTCAATGGTATTGACGCCGCTTGATCCTGGCTCCTGCTCCATCCACACGGTATCTTGATCGCCCTCGGCCTTTTGCCGTACCAGCCGCTCGACGTTCAAGGGAGAGACCCGCTCGTGGACCATGTCCGTGATCCACACTTGCCCGTCTTTGGCTACCATGTGACAGCCGGAGGTATAGTCGGGATCCTTGCCCGCCTTCTCTGGCGTAGCGGCGAGGTCCCAATACCGGACGCCCGGGACATGGGGGTAATCATCCACGATCTGGAACCACTCGCGCCGGAACAGAGCCCCTTCCGGAGAGACGTCCCAATCTCCGTTGAGGAGCTGCGCCCGCGTGATCATGTCAAGCCGGTTCAAAGATGCGATATACGACTCCTGATCGATGAAGGGGTTGTCCGCAAGGGTCGCAGGGATGAACCGCTTCGGCGTTATGAAGCGCTCCTTGACCCATGCATGCCCCACACCGCCAGGGTTACTGGCGCAACGCATCCGCAGGGGAACGGTCATGCCGACGCCCCTTCGAAGACGAGAGAACAGGTACAAATACTGCGGCAGCTCAAACTGCGTCGTCTCGTCAAACCCAACGTATTGGAACTCTGCCGACTGATAGCGGTATTTGTCATTGTCGTTCTGCAGATACCCGAAGGTCAAGCTCGCTCCTGAGGGAAACACCCAACGATATTCGAGGGGCAACCATCGCGCTTTCGTATTCCGGAGCCACTCTGCCGCCCTGTCCATGATCGCCCCCGGAAGGGCAAGGTCGCGGTAGGAGCGGCGGAGCAAGAGAGCGGCATACCCAGGCACGGAAACGAACTGCAATGCAGCCATGAGCAGCGCGTCCGACTTGCCCCCGCCCGCTGCCCCTCCGTACAGGAGTTCAGGGGCAAGGGAGAGGCAGAACTGCGCTTGCTTCTGGGCGGGCTTGTGCGGAATATACTCATTCCGTAGTACAGTCGCGCTCAGGAATCTCGCAGCTGCTTCGTTGTAGGGCGTCGGCATATTCCTCGATGATCTTGTCCATACTCAGCTCGACCTTGCCGGCGAGAGCGACAGCGACGGAACCGTGCTGTTCAATATCTTGCTTATCCCGCCACTTGCCCGGTTGCCGGTTCTTCAGCCAGAAGATGCAAGCGGTCGTGTCGCCGCCGAGGGCTTTCTTGAACAGGCTCTTCTCGATCTGGGCGTCCGCTTCATCCTTGCTTGTTCTTATGGCGTCAAGAAACTCCGGATGCTGGTTCTTCCATGTGTTGATCGTCTGGCGACTGACACCAAGCCGCTCTCCAATCTGTTCCTCAGTCAACCCTTCCTGAGCATAGAACGCCGCTATTGGCACATGGATTTCTTGACGGTACAAGGTTGGGCGTCCCACGATCACAGCCCTTCCCTATTCGTTCCGGCGGCCGATCCACGATCTGCCCGTGGATTAGCCTGGAAAGGAGTAAACAGGCTGCTCGATGAGCCAGCCGCCGGGACGCATACGCCACGCATGGCGTATTGAAAGTCGGCGACAGGCCAGGGGACTCGAACCCCACACGGCGCGTCCGCAGACACAGCCGCTCCAAATTGGCCTGTCATCATAGTTGTTCCGTTCGTTTTTCGTCTCATACTCTCCACGTCCATTTCGGGATAGGTCATGCTGTCACCGCAAACAGGCGTTCCTCATACTGCGCCTGTTCCACGCGCTTTCTGGCGATCTCGGCATAGACGGGGCTTATCTCAATCCCGATATACTTCCTGCCAAGTATCTTTGCCGCTACACAGGTTGTGCCGGAACCAGCAAAGGGGTCAAGAATGGTGTCACCCTCCTCGCTGAACCGTTCCAATATCCAACGCATGACCTCTAGGGGTTTCTGTGTCGGATGGATGGTCTTTGCCTCTCTGCTGTCACGAATGAATCCATGCCAGCGCACATCGCACACCACGGTATTGCGGTCAAACGATGTCCATGCCAGCTCTGCATCGGCAAACATCTTGTTCGGCAAGTCTTCAAGCCCCGCCTTCTTGTACCAAACAATCCAGCACCGTGAAGCGGGCAAGAGGTCTGCATAGTAGTTGCCACCAAACACAATGACGTTTTCTCCAACCCTCATGCACTCATGGATGTACTCGCTATCAACGCGGGCAGTATCCCATGAAGCATCGCCAATCCCATGAGGTGCACCACCATCTCCAGCGTAGCCAATCGCTCCAATCCCTATCCCATACGGCGGGTCGGTGAGGATGAGGTCAACCGACTTGTCGGGCATGGACTTCAGGACTTCCAGGCAATCAGCACAGATGATTTCATTCATACCGCGCCTGGATATGGAGAAAGCCCCGACACACTTTCTCTGCTGAGGCATATCGTCAGGGACGGGCTGAACCCGTCCATGTCCTGCTGTCTCACCGCGATCTTTGCCGAGATCACTGAGCACTCTCCATATGGGGTATTATACCGCTATCCCGCTAGAAGTCAAGCCTGAAATCAGGATATCAGACTGTCTCTTGCGCTCCCTCGCACTCTCGGATAAACTTCTCGCGCAGTGCCGGGAAGTTGAGCTTGGCCTTCTTCATGCCGTGCATCACCGCATACTGGTCATGGGCGAGCGCGGCAAGCCCGGGGTCATTGAACCGCCCAACGCAGAGGCATTGCCC